GCCGCAGACGTCAAGGCCGACGGCCAGCGCCGTGGCGTTGTTCGTCCGCCAGAGCTGGTGGCACAGCAGCACGGTGCCCAGAGGCACGGCGGCGAAGGTGCCCGATGCCACGTCGCCGGTGTCGAGTCGCGTCACCTGCCACTGGCAGCCGCCGGCCGCCGGCGAGAACATCGACAGCTCGTAGGCCGCGATGTTGTCGCCCGCCGGGAAGTTTGCGCCCAGGTCGACCGGCGTGCCGACCGTGGCACCGGCACCATACACGTGCAGGTTCGCCGACGTCGAAAGCTTCACCACGCCGATCGCGTTGACAAGCGTGTTCGGCTCAACGTTCGTCGGTGCGCCGGTCGCAGCCGAGAGGCCGACGAACATGCGGGCACCCGCCACAGCTGCAGCATCGGAAGGCGCAAACCTGTAGCGCGCGAAGAAGCCGCCAAGGCCTGAGCCGGCGCCTGTCGTGTACTTTGCCAGCGCCTCGCGCGCGCCGGCCAGAGAGCCCGCGGTCGCAGCGCTCACATAACCCAGGCGCGTCATCCGCTGCAGCCGGTTCGTCGTCGCGATTGCTCGCGTCGTGGCCGTGCCCGTGCCGGTGAGCGCGGCCATGCCGAAGACGCCGGGGACCGTGGTTGAACCGCCGGGCGGTATCCACAGCGCCACCTTGTTGCCGCCCAGGTTGGGCTGCAGGGCGGTGTCTAGGCCAGAGGGGCCGATCTGCGCCACCAGCAAACGGCCTGCAACGCTGCTGGCAAACACGCTCAGCTGCCCGGCCGGCGGCGCCGGCGGCGTGGCTATTGCTGGCAGGTCGATCTCGCCATCAATGGCGTGGTCTTCGTTCCACCTGTCGACGCTGACCTGCTTGGTTGCATCGTTGGTTCCGGTGGCGGTATGGCTGTGCTTGATGCCCATGGTCAGCCCACTGCGTGCGTGATGTTGGTCGAAGCCGCAAGCAGCTCGTAGGTGCCGGCGTTGGTGTAGTTGCGCGTCGTCAGGACGGCGCCGCCGTAGTTCGTGCCGCCGGTCAGTGCGCTGTAGCCTCGCCAGCCCGCCACCTGGGCGCCAGCGCCGACCGTGAACAGCAGGTTCGCGCTCGGGGCCTTGGTGGCGGTGCCTGTCCACGTGACGGGGAGGCGCGCGTAGCCACCGCCGGACAGCTCGACGCCGGCCTCGTTGACCAGGCCCAGGTGGGTGATGAGGCCGGCGCCGTGCCCGGCGATCGCTGCAAGGTAGGTCGCGTTCATCGGTCGTCAGTCCGGCTTCCTGGCGCCTTCGACCGTGTGGGCGCGCTTGACGTTGCCCTCGTCGTTGTATTCGAGGATCGTCGTGCTGGTGCGCGGCGGCATGTCGAGCGTGACGTTGACGTCGGGCAGCTGGGCCTCGACGGTGACGACAGGCGCGGCGACCTGCACGATCACGTCGGTCGGCTGCACGTTGTTCGTGACGGCCACGTTCGGCGCCTCGACGGTGATGCGCGGCGCCTCGACCGTGACGTTCGGCGCGGCCACCTGGATGGTCGGCGCGGCCGGCGCGGCTTCCACGCGCAGCGAGAGCTCGACGGTGCGGCCCTCGGCGAGGTACTGGCGGGCGAGTCGCATGGTCTGGTCGGCCTCGGGGTTCGGCAAGATGGTGCGCGGCTCGTCGGCGTTCGTGGTAACGCCGCGCAGGGCTCGGGCCATGCGTTGCACCAGGCCGCCGCCTTCGTTGGCTGCCGGTTGCGCTGCGGGGCGCTGCTGCGGGGGCTCGTCGCGCGCCGGCAGCGGGTCGAGATCGTCGTCGGCCGGGTCGCCCTCGCCCGGCATGTCGTCGAGCCCCGGCTCCTCCTCGTACCCCAGCACCTTGCGGATCTCGTTCTCGCTGAAGGGGGCATTGCGGCCGGCGGCGACATTGTCCTTGTTGATCGCGGCCATCTTGCCGCCCTGGTCGGCCTTCTCCGCGTCGCCCATCGCGTCGAGCGGCGCCCACTCGACCTTGAAGTCGCTCGCTTCGATCACGCCGAACGCCTGCAGCCGGCGCACGAAGGCGGTCACGGCCGGCGTGAGCAGGTTGCGCTGCCGGGCCTTGCACCGCGCGTTGTCGGCCGCCTTGTCTTCGTCGCTGGCCAGGCGCCCGGTCTGCTGCCCGAAGAGCAGCGTGAACGGGATGCGCACGCTGGCCGCGAAGGTGTTCGCCGCGATCGTCCAGGCGCCCTCTGGATCGTGCATCGCCGTCTGCAGCGTGTCGACCTGCACGCCCTGCCCCACGATCGCGCTGTCGATGTTGCGGTTGATGCCGGCAACGCGGTCGTTGATGGCCTCGCGCACGTCGTCTGGCGTGACGGCCGCGCCGTTGGCCTTCGGCGCCACCAGCTTCGTCGGGTCGGCGTCCTTGTCGAAGTTGAACCGCAGCGTGCGCGCGCTGTTCTTCAGGTAGCTCTCGGCCGCGCCGCCGCTGATCTTCTCCAGGTCGACCAGCGCGTTGAACCCTGGCTGCAGCAGCGGGACGCCGTCGAAGAAGTCGTCGCCGACGGCGCCCTCGGCCAGGATCAGGATGCGGTCGGGGTGCACGTCCTGCCATTCGTCGGGCTGGCCCTGCTTGTCCAGGCCCTCGACGTTGCGGCGGCGGTACTGCCACATCAGCGGCTGGCCGTAGGTCTGGCTGGTGGTGTCGCTGTCCCAGGCCGTAACCTTGAGCTGGTGCTCGTACACCGGCACGACGTCGACCAGCCGCATGCCGCGGCGCGCGACAACGGGATCGCGCAGCGGCCGGCCGTCGGCCACGCGGAGGATCAGGCCGGCGAAGCGGCCGACCATGTTGCGGCGGTCCCAGTCCTGCAGCTTCGGCCAGGCGCCCACGGCTTCGAGCGTGGTGTTCAGCCGCTGCTCCCAGGGTGTTTCCTTGTCGCTGGTCTTGAGCTTGACGCGCGGCCACTCCTGCCAGCACTTGTCGAGCACGTGGTGGATAGCGCCGTGCGCCGGGCCGCCGCGGAGGTAGGCGCTCAGCAGCTGCTCGGGCGTCAGGGTGCGCGGGTAGCCGAACTGCTCCCAGGCCAGCGGCCGCTTGTCGTCGAGCGAGCCGGGCAGCAGGGTCTGCCGGGCACGCTGCATGGCGCGCCAGTCGGCCTCGTTGATGATGAACTCGGGCATGGCGGGGCATGCTAGGAACGGGTGCCGGCGCGGTCTTCCTAGCATGGCGCTTGCCAACGGGTGCCACCGTGGCCGACAATTGCGCCGGAGCCCTCAAGCTCATGCCGTAAGCCCCTCAGACGGGCACCGTGGTGGCACCCGCGGACGGCATGGCCTTGAGGGCTTCGTCGTTCCAGGCCGCACCCCGCGCGTAGCAGTGGGCCGCAAGTGGGGCCGCTCGGGAGAAAACCGCGACGCGACGACGCTAGCAGGCAACGGGGCAGGCCCGGAACGTCGCGGGGCTGGCTGTACCTCCAAGCCCGGGGACTGCGCGAGCGCGCAGCATGGGGGTCCGCTTCGGCGGGGTGGCGCCTTCTCTCTACCCTTCGATGGGTAGGGGAGGCTTTTGGGTGGCGGAAGGCTAGAACACCATCGAAGTGGCCTCAGGCTCGAGCAGCCCGGCGAAGCCTCGCGCGGCCGCGTCGACCTGGTCATCGTGCAGCCCGTTCGGGAAGCCGCGCAGCTCCTCCCGGAACTCGCGGTTCCAGGACGCGCGCAGCATCACCACGTTCCCGGCGTTGACCTGGCTGGCCAGCGGCCTGGCGCGGATCACCTTGTCGCCGCTCTCGGTGCTGAAGTGCAGCGTGTGCCCGGTCAGCAGCGCGGCGAAGGCCGCGACCTGGGTCTTGCCGGCCTGCCCCGGGTCTTGCGGGATGCTCTGCTTGAGCGCCCTGCCGTCACCCTGCGCGGTGGCCTTCATGAGCGCATCGCGGCGGTGCGTGCCGAGCTGGGCCCGCTGCACGTCGGCGATGATGATGCGGCCGTCGGCAAGCCTGCCCACCTTGACGCCGGCCGTGTAGTCCCCGGCCCCCTCAGTGGCGCCCAAGTCCCACCCGCGGCACCAGTCCACGCGGCCGGCGGGGATCGCGTCGACCGTGCCGATCAGGTCGGGCTGAAACTCCTCACCAGCCGGCGGCGCCGGGCGCTGCTGGAACTGCCCGGCCACGGCATACGGCCCCATGACCTTCTTGTCGCGGTCCACGACGGCGCGCGGGAACCTGGCCGGGAACAGCAGCTCTCCGGCCTCGGCGCGCGGGTCCACGAACCCGATGCTGGTGGCCTTGCGCGGCGCCTCCCACTCCATTGGCAGGCACAGGTGGTCATAGCCCAGGTCGCGCGCCAGGATCAGGCCGCTGATGTCCGACTCGTGCAGGCGCTGCATCGTGATGACGATGGCGCTGCGGTCGGGGTTGTTCAGGCGGGTCGGCAGCGTCTCGCTGAACACCCGCTCGGCTTCGGCCAGGGCCGCCTTCGAGTGCGCATCCTCGACGCTGTGCGGGTCGTCCCAGGCCACGCGGTCGCCGCGCCGGCCGGTCATGCTCTTGACGGCGCATGACTGCCGCCAGCCGGTGCGCTCGTTCTC